CACCATCCATTATATATTCATTAGAGTTTAAATCTCTAAATGCTTTTATTACTATATGCATAGACTCAATATCCATTGAACCCATAGTATTTAAATCAAATTCTATTTTATTTTCCATTTTGTTTGTTTTTAGTTATTATTTTGTTTTTAATATATTTTCTAATGCCATTTTATAGCCAAAATTAATGGACATTTGCATTAGTAATAAATCTGATGAACCTTGATTTGCTTTTGCAAAAGAATTTAAATATTCTCTGCTTGGCGTAGCTACTAAACCTCTGTCTAGTTTTGCTATTTCTTTTTTTATATATCCTTTCATTTGTTTTGTGTACATTTGTTTTTTTTTAAATTAATATTAGTACAAATATAACAATAAATCCTTAATTATGAACAAAAAATTTAATAAAGTTTTATTGTATGGTATATTTTCCGAAATTTGGGCGACTTAATATCGAATAAGTTGCGTAACGACAGGGGTCAATAATATGATTATTTTTATCTTCAGGAATATTAGTTAGCCTGCCTGATTTATCTTCAGTCCATTTGTAATTTCTAAACTCTCTTATAGCGTTATCACAATTAGAAAGTATATGTATCTTATATCTTTTAAGTAAATCAATACCTGCATTAACAGAATCACGACCTTTTATACTTGGAAAAATATTATGCCCCATAACCCTCAATTCATTTATTAATCTTGGCTCTGCACTATCAGCATAAATAGGATTACTCTGTAGACTTTGTTCTAATAAGAATTTATGTATATCTGTTGTTGTCATTTGAGTTCTATAAAGATGTTCTTTTACATAGAGATTATGTTCAAAAGTATATATAGAAACTAAAGTTGTAGGGTCATTTGTATATCCAAAATCCATTCCATAAGCTATTAGCTTTGCATCATCAGGTATTTTCTCTGTTTCAATGTATTTAAAAATCGTGCTGCGACTTGCTGCTCGTTCTCCTAATCCATATATTTGCCAATATTGTTCATCTGTATCTTTTAATCTTTCTATTTCAAGCTTAATAGCATCTTCAACAAAAGGATTATCTAAATAAGTTGTTTTATAAAAATCACAATCATTTCTTGGAATTACTTTATCATAAATCCAATGATACTCATCTGATGGGTTGAAGTCAATAACAATTCTTTCCTGTGTTCTAAATATAAGCTGTTGCCAATCTTCAAAGTATAGTTCATTAGCTTCATTAATGAAAAGCAAATCCCTTTTACGACCTCTAATTTTTTGTGACTGGTCAAGAGCAATAAATTCTATTAAATTTCCAAATAAATGATATTCCGAATTAGATTTATTATGATACAACTCACTATACATTTTGTTTGTATTTAATATCTCTAAAAAATCCCTTAAAACTGTTGCTCTTAAGCTCGGAAAAGATTTACGACATATAGTAATAATTTTATTTTTATTATTTACACAATATTCAAATATTATCCAAAGGAGTATGTTGTATGTCTTACCAGAACGAGTACCCCCTTGTTCAACTATGATTTTTTTATTACTATTAACTAAATGTTTGTATACAACATTAGTTTGTATCTTCTGTTTTGTCAATTATCTCTATTTGAAAGTTATTAGGCATTCCATCTGCTCCTGTTATTTCTGTTCTTTCAATATATCCTCTGTGTTTACCTTTTGTCTTTAAATAAAAAATAGTTGCACTTGTTGAATCATCTGCAATCTGTTTGTGTAATTGGCTTTCAGCAAAATCTAAAGCAATGTTTTCTATGTCTTTCACTTCTTTAGCAAAATCCTCATCTTCATTTAACCACTTATAAAAGGTGCTTCTTGGTACATCAGCTTTTTTACAAGCCATTGTTACAACTCCTAAACTTTGTTCAAGAGCTTTTAAAATACTTTCTTTTTTTATGTGTCTACTTTTGTTCATTATTTATTTTTTTTAACTTCATTCCATAGTTATTTATTTCTTTCATTTTATCCCAATCATAGTTAGATTTTCTTATTAATTTATTTTTCTTAAAAGAAGTATAATCTACATAGTGATGTATTCTACTAAAACGCCATTTTACTTTAGCATATTCAGGATATACATCAGCTAACATTTGTGATTTAGGAAGCGTTCCCTCTTTATCGTAAAATTCTCCACTATTTCCCCCTCTTAATACAGAAGTTCTTACTTTCCCCTGTAAAAAAGCATTAAATTGTACTGTGCAAAATCCATCAGTTAAAATATCTAATGATAAAATAGTATCTTCATTATAACGACCTCTCCATCTATAAACAATATCATTACGAATAAAATTACAGCTATAAATTCTTGTATTAGCTACAAATGGTGGTCTTTTTTGTTTTGATACTTGGAACATATGATAATTTGGTCCTGCCATATATAAATTTTCATATCTTAAACAAAAATCCTCCATTGCCTTAAAAATAGCTCCATCTGTAACTTTAATTTGTTTATTATTATTTGCTCTATAAAAACAACTAATATTATCATCCATTACCCAATGCCAATCAAAGCCATTATCAATAGAGTGTTGCCAAGCAAAATTCCTTGCGCCACCTGGCCCCTTGCTTTTACTATCTCCTAAGTCATCTAAAGTTTCGTAGTCATCTTGATATTTTTTATCAAGAATTAATAAAGTAGCTAATTTGTTTTTTTTTACATAGCTATTATATAAATCAAACTCTTGTTTTTCAATAACTATATAATGAGGTACATTTATTTCAGTTAAAAAATCACTAGTTAATCTTTTTTCATACCTTCCTTTTGATGGGATATATAGTGGATATTGAGGTCGCATTAATATCTTAAATCTTTTAAATTATCTTTTTCTAATTTAGGATGCCAAATACTTTTTGTTTTTTCGGTAATATTTTGTCCTATTAATTTAGAAAATTCTTCTCTGTCCTCATTATTTCTAAATGTTACCATTATTCTATTTTTAGGCATAGCATCTTCCTGTTCAAATTCAGGCATATCTACCCATTCTTCCCTTGCATTATTATCTCCAAAAGCTTTAATTTCAAGACCCCAATCAGACATTTCTTTCGTATCCCAGTTGTTAGCTAAAACATCCCAGTCCCATTCTCCAAAACTTGTGTTGTCTTTTATTATGAATTCTTGTTGTTGTTCTGGAGTTAATTCCCACGCCTTTACAATCCAAACCTCTTTTAGTCCTGCCTCAATACAAGCCCTTAATCTCATATTTCCTCCTAAAACAACCATATCTTTATTAACTACAACAGGTCGTAGCTTTAACATTTCAGGAAATTCTTTTACACTTTGAACTAATTTTTGAAATTTAAAATCCTTTATAAATCTTGGATTTTCATTATTTGTTTTTATTTTATTAATCTTAACTTGATGTAACATAGTTATATAACGATATTTTTTTATTAATTTCTTCCAATTGTTTGGTTGTATATATATTCTAATACTTGTAGCTCTGTATCTGTTGATTCATATCTTATTTTTAGATGTTCTTTTTCTCTGTCATTATAATTATCCCAATCATTAATTTGTCTAATAATATCATTTAACTTTAATTTAGTAAAATAAAGTTTAGCATCTAATTTATTTAATGACCTTTCTTTTAGGTCAATTATTTGTAGAAATGGTTTCTCGATGTTTCCATTCCCAACTTTTAATAATGTTACGTAGTCTTTCATAGGTTTCGTCATATTTTTGCTCTGGTATTTGTTTTAATAAATCAATTAATGGATGCTCTAATTTCTCTTGTAGATTTTTAACCTTGTTTTCAAGAAAATGAATTCTATCTATTTCATCATAGTTTAAATCACTTTTAAAAGTAAACATCTTTTCTATTTCGTGTAGTTGTTTGTTGTGTTTTTTGTAAACAGGGTAAGTATTGTATGCGTGCATAGCTGTTGCGTGTGTCATTGGTTTACCTTGTTTAGTAAAAAATAAAGCAATATAAGTCCATCTCATTTTTAATTTATGTCGTAATAAATAACACAATAAAGCTCTATATTCAACAACAGGTCTCTCCCTTGTATCTTCAAACACATTTATTTTTGATAGCTTTTTTATTTTTCTTGCTATTTGTATTGGTTTTAAATTCATTGTTCTCTTAATTTTAACAAGTTATAACATTCAATATATCGTTCTCTTGCTTTTGACTTATATTTTTCTTTAAATAATTTATAAAGTTGTTTAGTGTATTGATATTTAGTATTGCAATTTACAAAATATTTTTTAGCAAATTTCTTTCCCTTTCCTTTAAAGTAATTTACATTATCAGCAGTATCGCCAATTATCATTTGTTCATAGAAATTATAAAGAGCTGTTGACTCTCCTATGTCATATATACATTGGTGTTTATAATGATAATTATACATTAAACAAGGAAATTGTTTATAGTCTTTATCTATTGAAACTATCATAACATTGTTTCTCCCAACTTCTTTTGATAAATCATACCAATATTTCGCAACAAGGTCATCAGTTTCAATCCCATACCCATAAATACTATTGTAATTATCTTTAACATATTGGTGCATTTCGTGTAATAATGGAGGGAGTTCTTGTTTTTTTCTGTTTGCTTTATAAGTGGAATTTATTTTTTTTCTAAAATTTCCCTTACTTCCATTAAAAGTTATTATTTCCTTAACATTAAATGATTCATCTAATTTATTAATTATACTCATAAATTGTTCATCAAATTTAGCCTTTGAATCTTCAATATTAAAAAAATATTTCTCATCACCACCAGAATAGCAACTAGCAAAAACTAAACTATCTGCATCTATTAATAAAATCATTGATTTAAAATAATAATTATAAATGTAATAAATAATCCTATTAAAGACCATTTTACCATTTTTATATTTTTTTCTTCCCTTGAGGGATTTCTCCCTTGATTACTTCTGTATTGTCTCATTTTTTTATATCTTGTTTTCTTAATATATTTCCCTCCAAATCTATAATTGTATAGCCTTGTCGCAATAATAATTTCATTGCTTTAGTTTGTTCTTTTACTCGTTCTTGAGTTCTGTATGTTTCAAATATTTCGTTACTTATTACCATAATTTTTTATTTTAATCTATTTAATTTTGAACTTTTATTTGTATTATGCCAAGTATAAGTTTGATTTAACTCATCACAAGGAATAAATTTAATTTTATTATTAATTGGTTTTAATTTATACCATCTACCATACTTATTTTTTCTCCATAATGATTTTTTTGCTTTCATAATAAATCTTTTGTAGGTAATAATATTCCTTTACTTGTATCGTTATCTCCTCCTAATACATCTCTGTGTGTTCCTAAATATCTTCTGCAAAGGTCTTTTAATTTTTTTGTAGAAATTATAAAAATTTTATCATTGCTAATTATAAAAGCATACCAAGTGGCTTCAGTCGTTACTATTCCACTATCCTTTCCTCTGCTAGAATATTCAATAAATATATTTCCAGTAAAATTTGCTTGATAATCTGTTTTGACTTCTAACTTTTTATTGTTTAATATTTTACCTAAATGCTTTTCGCCTAATTGTCCTAGCTTTAAGTCGTATTTAAAATCTGAATTATAATCCATAATATATAACATTTGCTACCCAAAATAGAGCAAAGATTAATACTACAAATAAAAACTCACTTATAATTTTAATTGTTTTTTTCATCTTTGTATAATTCTTCTGTGTTAATTTGATAAAATGTTCCATTCATACAAATAGGAACTTCCTCGTCTAATTCTAAACAATGAACTCCATCATCTTTTTTAATTGGTATCATTATTTGTTTTGCCATCATATTTAATAATTGACATTTTTCTTCAGGTGTTGTTTCCTGATAAAACTTTAATATCTTTTTAATCTTCATACATTTTATATATTTGTTCTTCAATATCATTAAAAACATAATCAGATATAATTGCTCCAATATCTTCCTTACCTCCTGCGGTAACTTTATGTATGTCGACTTGTGCAGGTGAACCAGGGTAACCACTTCCATCAGGATAATAAGCAACCTGAGAATCTCCCTCATTATAGGTGTATTCCACCTCTACCAACACATCATCAACTTGTAGTTCTATTTTTTCCATTATATAAAGTCTTTATATTTGTTTAAATTTTTGTAAAATTTATCGTCTGATTTTTTTTTGCGTTTTTTATTCTCAGTAATTTCTAATTTAGGATTATTTAAGTCCTCTAAATTTAAGAATATGTTTATTTTGTCCATAATTTTAGTTTTTGTTTTAATTATTATAGTACAAATATAAACAATTTTGTTAATAAAAAAAAATAATTTAAAAAAAAGTGTGTTTTTACCGAGAATTATTGATGTTTATTATAGAAGCATCACCCTCTTTTAAAAGATATACAGGTTTTAAAACCTTTTTTTTCGTCCATAATGTAGTATCAGGACAATACATAGCGAGTGGTGGTGGCATTTTTAAGTTATTTAACCAAAACATAAAATTGCCTTTAGGGTCATTAATAAAATAAAGCTTAATGATTGATTCATCCAATTTCATTAAAGCATTATATTTAGATTTTTCTAACATTTTATATTCGTAATATTTTTTTCTGAATTTCATTTCAATTACACAATCAAATCCTTTTGGGGTTTTCCCTTTTGCATCATAAGATAAATTACTCTCTCCAGTCCAATGTAAATCCCAACCCATAATATTAAGAACACCTATAACAGCTTGTTCCCACTTATGTACATTTTTAATCTCCATTATCCCAGACTTTATTTAAATCTGCTATCCATTGTTTTATGGTTTTAGGGGAGCAGGTGCAAGGTAAATAATACGAGTGTTTATAGTATTTGCTGTGGAAGTATGATACCATTTCAAACTCTTTTCGTGATAAGTACTGTTTTTTACCCATTCTAAATCTAGTCCATTTTTCATAATCTTGTTTTTCAAATGTTACCATCTTTTAATTTTGATTTTATTTAATGATTGTTTCCTTTTATCACAGTCACATTTTTCATATCCCATTTTCTTTGCTACCCAATTAGCTAATCTTTTCCCTTGACCAAATGTAATTATGGTAATCGTTTTTTCTATTATGTTCCCTAATTTCATAATAATTTTTTTAATTTTTCTTTTACTTTCTTGTATGTATTGTATAGTGAGTAATATTGAATGTTTGTTTTTCTTGATAATTCAGCTATTGATTGACCAGAATTAATAATTTCAAAAACCTTTCTATCATACCAATACATTTTTTTTAATGCATTTTGAATTATTTTATATTTTTCAGTATAGTCAATGTCTGTTTCAAAACTACGCAAATTTTCTGTACCTACAATTTTTATTTTTTTTTGCTTTCTTTTTAAGTCTAGAAATAAACTTCTTAAAGTTTTAAAAATATAATAGTAATTGATTTCGTCTTTTCCATAAGAAATATCAAGACCTTTCTCGAGTTTTAACTGAATTTTTATATACATTTCTTGTGTAATATCTTCAGCTAATTGCTTATTACATCCAAAGGAACACACAATATCAATCCAATTACTATGCTTTTCTGCAAGTAATCGCATTTGTTTTTTTATCATCTCTCATTAGGTTAAGGGGTCAAATAAGTCCCCAACTACACAAGGTAGTCCTAATTCATTTACTTCAAAACTAAAAGTTTCAAAAGCATAACCTCTAGACCTTTTACATCTAACAGTTACCCATTCTTTGTTGACTGTGTTCGCTTCAAGTTGTATCTGTGTTTCACACTTTTTTTCTAGGAATGAACCTAAATGTCCTGTTGGCTTGTCTGAACCAAAGTTTGAATGTATAACGCAAATTATATGACAATTGTATTTTTGACTCCATTCCATTAATTTTTGAATACATCTATTTGATTCTTCTAAATTATTTACATCACCAACTAAATCGGCTATGCCATCTATTATTACAAGTCCTGCTTTTTTCTTTGTTTGTAAACAATATTCAATAAAATCTATTCTCATTTTAAATCCTATTGTTCTTAATCCATAAGTATAATAACAAATATTTTCGCTACCATCCATTGCCGCCATATCAAGAGCCCTCTTAAAAACTCTTTGTGCGTGCCATTTTCCTTGCTCTGTGTCAAAGTGCATTAAACATCTCCCATCTCTGTGGCCTTTGATTTTTCCTGCAAAATTATTAGTGCCACTTAAATAGACACTTGCTAACAAAGATATAAAAAAAGTTTTCTTTGTCTTTGGTGGAGCTTGTACAAAACAAAAGTTCCCATAAGTTCCAACAGGAATTGGAACTAATTTATCTCCTTTATGTGATTTGATTAATTTTTCTCCTAATGATAGTGCAACAGGGGGATAATCCATTGAAACAGATGTCTCAATTAAACATTCATCCTCAATTACCTGCATTAATAAAGTTTGTTCTGAATTTTGTTTGGTCATTTAATAAAAATAATAAAAAAAAAGGAGGTTAAAAAACCCCCCTTAATTTAAAATGGTAAATCCTCTTTAACTTCCTCAACAACTTCCTCTCTTTCAGCTACACAGACATTTCCATCAGTCCAAACTACCTTGCCATTTCCAAGATAATTTTTTTGTTTTTTAGCTTCTCTTTCCTCTCTTGTTTGTGAATCAGTTATTGCTACATTATTACCATATCTTGTTTCATCCCCTACAGAGATTGTAAGATTGTAATAAACTGCACCATCTTTACCTTTGATAAATTTTTCTTTAGGTAATTTATCAACCCTAATACTTGCATTAATTAGTGTACTCATAGTTATTCTTTTATTATATTAATTTTCTGTTTAAACTCTGCTGATTCATCTTCACCAAAAACATTTTCTTGATAAAAATCTGTCAGCTTTAAAATAGCTCTGGCAAAAGCTCGTTTCTCTGCCATTTCAATCACATAAGAAGTAAAACAATTTCCACCACTTCCTTTTAAGGCAGATGAATATGTTTCTATTCTCTTGTTGTCTTTAACTGCTATTGCTTTAACAACAGCAAAGTCTTTTTCTGTAACTACAGCTTCAAATGTAACATAAATTTGTTCTTGGTTCTGAATTTTCTCAATACCACTTCTTGTTACAATCGTAAATGTTTTACCACTTAATTTTTTTTGCCAAAAATCTGTATCTTTAGCAAGATTATATTTAACATATAATTCATTTAATTTTTCTTTATTCATAATATGCTTTGTTATCAATTTCTATTTTTGCTTCAAGGAAAGAAATTTTATCCTCCAACTTTTTAATATGCCTAGTCATAGCTTCAATCCTATCCCTGTAATAAGGAACAATAAGATTGTTATAATTAAACCTCATTTCTTTCAATTAATTTTTGTAAGGCTAATTTTCGTAAATGCAACTTTTGATTAGCTTCATTTACTTGCTTTTGATAAAACTCAACTTCCCATTCTGCTTCAGATAGGAGTTTTTCATATACCTCTTCGCTTGGTATAGAGTTTAATGTTTCAATATTTTCTGTTATCATAGTACTACAAATATATACAAAAAATTTAATAACTTAAAATTATAGACAAAAAAAAAGGATAATTTTTACAATTACCCTCTTTTCTACAAAGACAAAATGAACAGAACTATAACAAATATAGTTATTTTAAGCCATCTAACAAATCTTTATATTGATTTATCATTAAAACAAGTTCATTTGAGGTTAGTTTAATTGTTTTTTTAGCTTTTATATGCAATTCATCTGCTGTACCTACTCCATAAATAGCATCTATTTTATTTCCAAAAATAAATTGCTCCCCATATCTAAAGACATTACAGGATTTACATTGGACTTGGCAATTAATAGTATTCCACCTAGTTGAGTAGTTTTTACGGGATTGAAAATGGCCACATTGCATATTGTCTTTATAATGAGCTTTTTTCCCACAGGTAAAGCATTCAACTATTTCATTTTTAGCGTGCCTTAATCTTATATAAAGACTAAATATGTTATCTAATTTTTTTACAAGTTTAGTTCTTGAAAGTTTTTTTTTAGGCATTATTTATCTTGATAATGTAAAAATTTACTCCCCATTTCTGGATTAATTTTTTGTATTGCTCTATAAATATATCTACTATTCCTTTTTACTATTTCCTTTTCTGTTTTAGTAGAATCTATCCCTAAATTGCAATACATATTACAATCTATTCTTAACATTCTACTAATTTTTTCATCTATTGATATACTTTTATAGTTTAATATTTTGTTTATTATTTCATCACTATAATTCATATATGTTTTTTATAAAGATAATAATTTATAAATAAAGAAAGAAAAAAGAAAAGTAGCCAAAAGAAAAAAGAAAGAAAAATCCCCTAAAAAAGACCTTCTTTCATTTATCTGTTCCAATAGGAGTGGTTACCCAAAGTTTAGCAACTTATACAGATTTGCAACTGTTCTATTGTAAATATATAAAAAAGAATTTTATCTTCCCTGACCTTTATATCTTTTTAAATAGTTTTTTGATGTTTTAACTTTGCTTGATTTTGTTTTAGCGTGTATTCCTTTTCGTTTTTTTGATTTACTTTTATATTCAATTACTTTTAATTTTCTTCCCATTATTTACCCTTAAATAAACTAGTGGCTTTTTCAGTTGTTCTCCCTCCAAAGTAAGCTAACACTACTGCCATCATAACCTTTTCAAAAGTATCATTCCAAAGACTATTGATTTGAAATGGTATATTTTCAACACTATCTAAAATACCTGCTAATGAAAAAATACATATACACCAAACTAAAACTAAAGGTCTTACATTCTTACTTAACCAAGAATCTGACATTGAATCAGCTTTCCATCTTGAACTAATTTCCTCTATTTCTTTATTTTGTTGTTCGTATATTAATTGTTGTAATTTAATCTTGTCATCTTGACTAATATCTGCTTTAGTGATTTCAGCTATTGCTTCTGTAGGTGAAGTAATGCCTTGTAATACACTCCCTAAGGTTGGGTTGATTAATCCTGCTGCACCCAATAGCATTTTTCCAACTGTAGTATCTTTAAACTTTTTTTTACTCATTTTTTCTCTCTATAAGTTTTGTAACAGATTGCTGTCGCTTGTTCTTTATCGTGATATTTAGTGAGTTGAGGGATACATCTCATCATAAAATCTTTTTGACTTTCTTTTGATTTTGGTTTAGGTATAGGCATTTAATATAATTTAATATGTAAAACAAAAAATAGAAAATAAAAATTTATTTCTAAAAAATCATTTTCATCATCTTTAGGATGTATAGACACTCCTCCTAAAAGAGTTATGCCTGAAGCTGACCTATCAATTATAGCAACTTCATACCTCATTATATTACATAATAAGTAATTTGACTACCTTTTGCTTTAGCTCTTAATATTCTGTTTCTATTTGCTTTTTTACTTACATAAGATATATGAATCCATCTTGGACTTGTACCCTCTTTAGTAGGGTCTCCCCCTAACTCCCATATCATTTGGTCAAAGTCAAGATTTTCTTTTATATATTCAAACAATTCTCTATTAGATTTATCTCCTAAAGAAGTCATATCTATTGCTTGTCCTTTAGTGTGTTGGCTAGAGGCACTTGACCCTATTGCTTCACAAAGTTCAGCACATCTATACATACTATTAATACGAATAGGATGTTCGCACCATTCCCTTAAAGGTTGAAACACTTTCTCAGCAACTAATCTCATATTCTTTAAGTGTGCTTCTG